ACCTCTTGTCACTCCTGCACTTGGAACTCCATCCTCAGCAACTTTGACAAATGCAACAGGATTGCCAATCTCAACTGGTGTGTCTGGTCTTGGAACTGGTGTTGCGACTTTCTTGGCCACTCCTAGCAGCGCAAATCTTAAAGCTGCATTAACCGATGAGACTGGATCGGGCGCGGCAGTTTTTGCGACTTCACCAACTTTGGTGACTCCTGCTCTTGGAACTCCATCAAGCGCGACTTTGACCAATGCAACTGGTTTGCCTATTGCAAGCGGTGTCTCTGGTTTGGGAACTGGCATTGCGACTGCATTGGCCGTGAATGTAGGCACTTCTGGCGCTCCAGTTATCAATGGGGGTGCATTGGGTACACCTTCAAGTGGCACTGTGACCAACTTGACTGGAACTGCATCACTCAACATCAATGGCACTGTTGGAGCAAGCACACCAAACACAGGCGCTTTCACAACTGTGACAACAACAGGAACAATTAACTTATTGACTGTTGGCCGTGGTGCAGGTGCTGTGTCTAGCAATACTGCGGTGGGTGCTAGTGCTTTGGCGGGAAATAGTACGGGTGCGGATGTAACCGCTGTTGGTTCTGGTGCTTATGCGCTTGGAACGGCTGGCTTCAATGATGCTTTTGGCAAGAACGCAATGGGTTCCGGTATTGTGACCGGCACTTCAAATGTAGCCGTTGGACGCAATTCTCTGGCAGGACTTACTAGCGGAACGCTTAACACCGCTGTGGGTTCTGGCGCAATGGAATCCAATACAACGGGCTCCTACAACACAGCGATTGGGCGACTTGCATTGCTGTCCAACACCACAGCATCAAACAACACGGCTATTGGTTATCAAGCGGGTTATACAAATACGACTGGATACAACTTAACTGCGGTTGGTTATCAGGCTTTATACGCCAACACAACAGGTATTAAAAATACTGCTTTTGGTCTTGCATCATTAGCCTCTAACACAACAGGTAACGATAACGTCGGGTTGGGAAACGCTGCTTTATACGTTAACAGTACTGGCTCTAACAATACAGCGGTTGGCAATTTGGCACTCCAAGCCAACACCACAGCATCTAACAACACTGCTGTAGGTTATCAGGCGGGATATAGCAATGTAACTGGTACAGAACACACTTTTGTTGGTTTTCAAGCAGGTAGAAATACAACTGCAAGCAACAACACTTTTGTTGGTACGCAAGCTGCGTTTACAAACACAACAGGTACAAGCAGCACCGCAATTGGCCGTTACGCCAATTACTTCAATACCACAGGCTCATACAACACTTCTTTGGGGGAATCTGCACTTGAGTCCAACACCACAGCATCTAACAACACTGCTGTGGGTTATCAGTCACTTTATACAAACAGCACTGGCGTTAGCAATGTTGCAATGGGGTATCAAGCTGGTTATTACGGCGTTGGTAGCAATAATGTGTTTATTGGTACTTCTGCTGGATTAAATACAACGTCAGCATACAACACGCTTGTTGGATTTGGTGCGGGGTATTTAATTACATCTGGTGCTAAAAACACCATCCTTGGTGGCTACAACGGCAACTCTGGTGGCCTAGACATTCGCACAGCAGACAATCAAATTGTACTTTCTGATGGCAATGGCAATCCTCGCGGGTGGTTTAGTGAAAATGGTGCTTTTGCAGTTACTGCAACTAATGGTAATCGCGCTTATTCATTAGATACAACATTAGGTGCTGTTACTGTTGCTAATGGTGGAACTGTTGATTTTCTGAATTTTTCAGGAATGATTATGGTAACAAATTGGACTAATGGAAACACAACTGTATATATTCAAGGCGCAGGTGCTGTTACTGTAGTAGCCAACTCAGGCTCCCAAGTTGGAACTTTGGCTTATAGTGGGGCTGTTAATGGCTACATTTGGACAAATAATTATGGTTCATCAGCAACATTTTCATTTATGGCTTTAAGAACACGCACAAACGGATAAAGGAATAAAAATGAAATATTCATACAAAAAATTGCCTTTAAGTAAAAATATTTTTGAGGTAATTGCTGAAGTAGATGGAATTCAAAAAAAATACAACATTGCTGTTGCAACAGACGAATCTGAATTGGATGAATTAGTTGCATTTGCAATTGCAGATGAAAAACATAGAGAAAACCCATCTGAAGTTATTTTGACATACGCAGACAAACGCAGAATGGAATATCCATTGATAGCTGACCAACTTGATATGTTGTATCACGGTGGTTATGACGCATGGAAAGCATCAATTGATGCCGTTAAAACTAAATATCCAAAACCATAAAGGTAAATTATGACTACTCAATTCACAACCCGCATTACCGCCATGTACACAGTACAACAGCCTGACCCAAACTATGTTGTTAACGCACTTTGGGAAGTGACTGGCGTAGATGGACAGTACACCGCTTCTATTGGCGGCAATACTCAATTTGATTCACAACAATCAGAAACATTTATTCCCTACGACCAACTTACAGAAGCAATTGTTATCGGTTGGATTCCTGAATCACAAATTGCAAGCGCACAAGCGTGTGTCCAAGGTCAGATTGACTCAATGATTACACCTCCTGTAAGCCCATCTGCACAACCTTTGCCTTGGATTCAAGCATGAACTTAGAACTCGATCAAAACGAAGTGCAATTTATTTTGCAAACTCTTGGACAACTGCCATCATCTAGTGGTGTCTGGCCTCTAATCGTTAAAATCAAAGAGCAAGCAGAAGCACAATTGCAACAAAAGGCTGAGTGATGTTTGGAATTCACGCATTTGGAGATTTCCCATTTAGCACCATTTCTGGTGTTGATGCGACTGCCAGTGCGTCAATTCCATCGGTTTCAGTTTCTGCGATTAGTGCTGCGGCCACTGGTGGTGCATTAGTCCAAGTCGCGATCTCAACCGATGCTGTAACTGTTCCAACTGTCGCGGTTTATGCTGACGCAAACACCACAGCACTTGTTGCAACTGTCACAGCGTCTGCTCCTGTTGTTTCTGTCTTTGCTGATGCAACGGCTCAAGCAACTATTGGATCGGTCACAGCAAGCGCTCCAAGCGTTTCTGTCAGTGCTGGTGCAACTGCTCAGGCCAGCATCGAAACAGTTATTGCAAGCGCTCCTAGTGCGTCTGCGGTTGGTTTTGCTGTCGCTTCTGCTCTGATTGGCACTGTTGCAGCAAATGCACCAGTTTTCTCGGTCACTGCTGATGCTCTGGTTCAAGTTGCAATTTCAACTGAGTCAACAACTGCTCCACAGGCATCGGCTTATGGCAACGGCAACGCTTATGCCAACATAAACACTGTTGGCTCGGTTGTTCCTACTGTTTCACTGACAGCAACTGCTCTGGTTCAAGTTCAGATTGCCACTGCGACTGCTGTCGTTCCAGAGGTGTCGGCTTATGCGGTTTCAACTGCACCAGAGGAGCGCAGATTTTATGTCTATGCTGAAACGCGAGAAATTGTGGTTTCGCTAGAATCTCGGGTGATATATGTTGCCAATGAGAATCGAATTTTGGAGGCTTCTAATGGCTGATTTTGTAAAAGACCCGAATGCAGTTTTAGATTACAGCGTGGATTGGTCAGACTGGCTTGCTGAGTCAGAGGAAATTTCAACCTCGACATGGGTTAACCCTGACGGCATCACAATAAACACTTCAGCAAAAACAGCGACTTCAAGTGTTGTTTGGCTGTCTGGTGGCACTGCTGGCAAGACTTATCGTCTGACAAATCGAATTGTGACAACCAATAATCCTGCTCGCACTGACGATAGAACAATCACGATTGAGGTGTCTGAGCGATGAACGACACTCATGCAGAAACGACCACTGCAATTGTTGCCAAAGTTGCTCCACCAGCCACAGTCTCACTGGCCACTGTCATGGGCATTCAGGTCAGCGAATTGGTGCTTTGGGCGACCTTGATTTATACAGTTTTGCTCATTGGCCACAAAGTCTGGGCAATTTATAAAGATTTAAGAAAATGAAAGACTGGATCGTTGCTCTGTTGGCCGCGATCTGTTTGTTCAGTTTGATTTTCTGGTCGGTGTCAGTCATCATTTGGCACTGGCGATGACAGAGTTTGTCTTTTCAATCCTTCTGTTGTCTGGTGAATATAGGTGCATAAGATGGGGTTGGACTGGCGATGTTTTCAACCGAAAAGTCTATTGCATCGAGTGGAAAAAGGTTGAGAGAAAATGATTCCAATTGATCCGATGGCGGCTCTCGATGGCTTACAAAAAGCCATTGGAATGGTCAAAAAGGCCAGCAAGGTGGCCAATGATCTGGGTGGTCTTGCACCAATGCTCGGGCAAATGTTCAATGCCAAGAGTGCTGCAACAAAAGCCATGCTTCAAGCCAAGCGTGACAAAAAAGGCTCAAACATGGGGACTGCTCTCCAGATTGAAATGGCACTTGAGCAAGCCAGAGCGTTTGAGGAGGAACTCAAAATGCTTTTCATGCAGACTGGCAAGATCGATGTCTGGAACAAGATCAAAGCGCGACAAGCTGAAATGGACTTGGCTGATGCGAAAGAGATCAGTGCATTAAAAGCTGAGGAAAAAAAAGCCAAGCAACAGGAACAAGAGCAACTGGAAATGGCCATGCTTATTGGCGGGATTGCGTTCGTTCTACTTCTCGTTGGTATCGGCATAAATGAAATGTTGGATTTCTGCCAAACAACCAAACGCTGTGGTCGATGAATGAATATCAGAAACAATTTGATCTGTTTCTCAAAATATTTGTGCGATTGTGTGTTGCTTGGTGGGTTCTTGGTTTTTTGCGTTTCCTTCCTGACGATTTGTCAGACAAAATTGTGAATAAATTTTTGGCCTATATAGGACTAGGATGAAAATCTCAACTTATCAAAGCAATGCTCAAATGCTCAAAGAGACTCAAAGAGTCTTGCACCAACAGCATTTGGAATCTTTGCGAAAGCTGAATTTGCAGCAGGACTATCGACAAAAAGTTCAAGAGATCAAAGCCCAATGGGTCAAACCAAACTCTGTGGATGTTTACGCATGAAATATTTGATCGCAATTGCTCTGTTGATGCTGACTGGCTGTGAGGATCGATATCGATATTTTTGTCAGAATCCAGACAATTTCACTGCTGAACAATGCCAAAAGCCAAAGTGCTTATTTACTCAACAATGTCCTGAATATTTGGTCGCACCAATCTTGGAGAAAAAAGTCAATGATGTCCAGCAACCAGAAGCCAAACCTAACAACTGAAGAATTTGAAGTCCGAATTTGGGGATTTGTTGTTGTTGTTGTCACTTGCATTTTGTGTTTCATTGTCATTGCTTTGCTTTATTCAGTGACATTTGTGACCCAGCCAATCAAGAGCATGGCCCCGATTGACCAAGCATATACAAAGATGCTCAACGACATTGTTCTTTTGATTGTTGGTGGCATTGGTGGCGTTATGACCAAAAGGGCTGCTGGCGCTGCGGCCAAAGCGTTTGGCACAATGAATCCAACACCACCAATGCAACCTATGTGTCAACCGATGCAAGGCGCTGGTGGCTTTTATGGCCAGCAATATGGCTCAAGTTATGCACCACCTCAATCGGCTTATGGTTTGCCAAGCCAGCCATTTGGCGCGATGCCTGTCTGGAAAAACCCAGAACTCGATGAATCTTGGACTCCACCACCACCTCCGACAACACCTCCAGACCACCTTGAGGATGACGAGGAAAGGGAGATTCTGGCCAACGCAAGAAAAGAGGCTGAGTGATGCTACCAATTCCACTTCCTTGGTTAATCGTGGGCGTTCTGGTGTCTCTGTTTGGGACTTATCGAGTCGGCCACCATTACGGCTGGATCGAGCGCGACAATGACATGAAAATTGCCATTGCAAAAAAGAATGATGAAGCAAGGAAAGTGGAGCAAAAACTCACTGAGGAGATCAACACAAATGCAACCAAACTTTTGGAGACAACAAATGTCATCAATCAAAAACAGTCTGCTCTTGATCGTGCCATTCGCGATGGTCGGCTGCGGCTCAAATCCTCAAGTTGTCCATCAACCACCCAAAGTGCCACCCCTGCCACCACAGATCGCGCAGAAACAGGAAGTCAACCTAACCGAGAGGCTGACCAAGCTGCTGATTCCGACAGAGCAACCCTCGCAGCCATCGCAGAAATAGTGGCTCAGGGTGACAGGAACACGGCTCAATTAAATGCTTGCATCGATGCTTATCAAGCAATGAGGACTCAGATCAATGGTCAATAACGAACAACTCGCAAAACTTCACATTGGTGAGCAATGGCTCGATCCACTGAATGCCACTTTTCAAAGATTTGATATTTCAACTCCCATTCGACAGGCTTGCTTTATTGGCCAAGTCGCGCATGAGAGTGGTGGCTTCAAATTCTTGGTTGAGAATTTAAATTATAGAAAAGAGGCACTTCAAAAGATTTGGCCAAAGCGATTTGATGCGGCCAAGGCTGAAGCCTGTCAGCGCAATCCTCGCATGATCGCGAATGTTGTTTATAGTGGTCGGATGGGCAATAGGGATGAGGCTTCTGATGATGGCTGGCGCTTTCGAGGCCGTGGCTGCATTCAGTTGACTGGTCATGCCAACTACTATCACGCTGGTCAGGCTCTAGGAGTTGATTTTGTGCTTGAGCCAGACTTGGTGGCGACTCCTCAATATGCGATGCTCACTGCTGGCTGGTTTTGGGACACCCACAAACTAAACCAGTTTGCGGATGCCAGAGACTACAAAGGGATGACCAAGAAAATCAATGGTGGCTTTATCGGTCTGGATGATCGAATCAAGCACATCGAGGAAGCCTTGGCCATCCTTAAGCGTTAAGCCTCTTTGACAAAGATTCCATTCTTGTTGAGGAATCCTTTTCGATCTTTGATCTGCTCATAAGCAACCTCAAAGCATTTGGTCAGATCAAGATCAGCGCAAGCACATCCCATGACAAGCGTGACAAGGATGTCTCCATAAGCGTCCACCATTGCCTCTCGATCTCCTTTTGAGATCGCTTCAAACAATTCTGTCACTTCCTCAAGTGTTTTGAATGCTTGCGCTTTAGGCGTGCTATTTTGCACAATTCCTCGGGCTTCACCCCATTGGATGACTTTCATTTCAGTGTTTGCAAAACTCATTTTTTTCTCCTTATGCTCTAACCCAAGTTCTAATCAAGCGGCCATGAGCCTTTGCTCTTGTTGCGGCCACCATGCTTCCAGTTGGTTTAATCAAGAATTGCTTTGATGCAACTGAGAACAATGCACCCCAGCAATTGTCATGGTGAGGCTCTGGCAAATAACGCATGGACGCATAAAGCCTGAAGTCCTCCAAAGTAAATTCCTCTCGCTGTCTGGCTGAGAAACTTGCAAGCAAATTCATTGCTTGATCTGACCAAGTGCCAGCGTTTTTCCAAACTCTCTCGATGCCATCTTGTTTCATGTTGATCTCCATTAAAAAGGAATGTCATCATCCATATCGTCAAAACCAGAGCCTTGAGGCGCTTGCTTTGGCTTTTCTGCTGCTTGATCTTTTTGATCTTTTGGTCTGCTCAAAATGGTCATTTCATTGCAAACAATGTCAACTGTGGAAATTTCCATGCCATCTTTGTTTGTGAATTTTCCATATTTGATTTGACCCTCAACATAAACTGTCGAGCCTTTCTTGACATATTCACCAACGATCTCAGCGAGTTTGTCAAAGAATTTGAGTCGATGCCATTGAGTGTCTTCAATGTATTCTCCAGTCTGCTTATCCTTGCGCTTTTGACTGGTCGCAATGCTCAGATTGGCGATTGCTTTTCCTGATGCGCTATAACGCAACTCGGGATCACGGCCAGCAGTGCCGATCAAAATTGTTTTGTTAACTGAAGCCATTTAATTTTCTCCTGAATGCTCTTTGGCGATTTGGTTGATGATTTGTTGGTAATACTCTCGGGCGGCTTCCACCTTCACTTTGATCTTTTCCTCAAGGCTTTGATCCCTCTCATAAAAGACTCTGGTGACTCTGAGTTCTGGCGCGATGTGATCGACTTGATGAAGGCTTGCGTCCTCATACTTAATCAAATCCTCTGGAGTCGAGACTAGGCAATATGCAATGGATGCTTTGTCAACATTCCACAGCATCATGTAAGCCCTCAACTGCCACTCATAATCTTTGTCTGCACCATGCTCGGCCAACACTGGAAATGTTGAGAGTGACCAAGATGATTTGATATCAATGATCGCGTCTCCAGTGAAAATATCACATTCACCAGTGAGCCACTCATTGTCTTTTCGCTCAGTGTTTTTTTGGTAACTGGTGAATAAAACAGAGTTGAGAAGTTCAATTGACTGATCCTCGACTTGAATTCCTTTGTCCAAATACTTGGAGGAAATCTTTTCATCGAAGCCATAAACAAACTCTTTGGCTTGCTTTGCAATGAAAGTCTTTGCACCGACAGACAAGATTTCACCTTTTGTTTTGGGATCGGTCATTATCTGTGACAGGCTCGATGCTCTGATCTTAAGCATTGGCCAATCCTTTCAAGCGCTCAAACTCTGATGCAGTGATTTTGTAGTCCTCTGAAATCAGTTTCTTGGCTTCTCTGGATTGACTAATAAGAACACTGCCATCAGCCATTGGCACACACACAGTTAACTCAAAATGGCGATTTGCATAGACTGACTCATAAAGTCCCAGAGCGTTTTCAAGCGACCACTGCCAGACCTCAAGCAATTCGCAGACATGATCCATTTCACCTTGGATTCGCTTGCCAATCAATGTGGATTCTTTTGGTTTTATTAACCAATATTGTTCATATTTTCTTGGCAAACAAAAGCCTGATCTGTCTTTATATTCTTCATAAATTAGACCCATTCCTTTTTTTTCTTGTCTGAGTATGGCCACAGCACCTTCTTTTGCTAAAAAGTCTTTTTTGGCTTTTAAGGCAATCTCTTTGGCTCTGTTGAACTTGGTCACAGCAAATGAGCCAAGTTGCGGTGGGAGGTGATAATTTTTTCTCATGCTGACAATGCCTCCAGCAAAGATGCTTCTTGTTTCTCTGTCAAAGTGAATGAAGCCCTGAGTTTGTCGGTTGTGTATTCACCAGACTTAATCTTTGCAATGGCAGCAAGCAAACGCTGATCTGAGATCGCTGGTGGAATCTTGGTTTCTTTGACTGGCTCTCTTAAAGGCAATTTACCTTCTGGCAAAACCTCATGGCTTTGAGCGTCAGGATCATTGTCACCCTCTGTTGGAATTGCAAATGCCATGAATGCAGCGTATTTGTAAGCGGCTGACATTGCTTTGCTTGTTGCTTTGTCTCCAGAGTCCATTGCTTCACCATAAGTCTTGACAGTGTGTTTTGAGCCATCCTCAGAACTCACAAAGTCAAACTCAGCATCAATGGTCACATAAAACAAAGTGCTTCCAGATTTTGAAATTCTTTCATCACAATGTCTGGTGAGCATTCTTGGCAAAACACAAAGATTGTATTTGGCCAACAATGGTGCGAGTGCATTGTAAACATCATCGATGCCTCGGAAGTTATAACCACTGCCCTGATTGTTTTTTCGATTTTTCTCGATGCCAGTTTTTGCAAGATCGGCTTGGATCAAATTGATTGCTTGATAAACTTTCATTGTTCAATCCTTTTGATTTGTTTGGCCACCAGCCAGTTGTCTCCAAGATTGCGAATTGATCGAATCCACTGTCTTTGATAACTGCGAATAACTTGAGGTGGTGCGTCATAAGATGCAAAGATGCGTCTGACATGAATTAAAAGTTTTGTGTTCATTTCAACTCCACCAATTCAAGAACTAAACCTTCCTCATCAGGATCGCCACCATAACTAAGCACTCCATATTTTTTGTTTTTTAGTTTGACTACTAATGCAACATCAGGATTGCAAAAGTCATTCTTATCTTGAGCGTTGTCATATTTCACCATGCTGTCTGCCATTGCTTTGCAGACTTGTCGCGTAGTAAATGGAAGTAAAAATGCCATGAAGTTCTCCAGTTGAAAGGGCCGAAGCCCTAGTTGATTAAGATTTTTTTTGATCCATGCGAGTGTTGAATTCAAATTGCTTGCTAGACAAGCATTTGATGCAACGATACTCAATGGGTTCTTTTTTGAAATCCTCCCAATTGGCTGACATTGGGGTTCTCAGCATATTGCGACCACAGGCTGTTTTTGTTGCCCATCCTTGGCCACCTTTGTTTAAGTGCATCATTCTCATTTGCAGTTCTCCTAGTTATGCACTGACCGATTTCAGCGCATGATTGATTATATGCGCATTTAATCAATTTATTTTAGTAAGTAGTTTCCCTAAGTGTTGCATTTTTGCAATCTGCATGGTGACAATCGGGAATGTTCCATGAAAAGTTCTATCCTCACTGCTTTCCAGACAGGAAAATGTTTCTGGAATGGCAATATTGGGCAAAAGTCTCAAAAGAGGTGTGTTCACCATGCTCTGACTGTTCTATCAGGTACGAGGCTCAAATGGTGAGCCAGTCGCGCTGTCAAAAAGAATTTATTTCAAAAACTTTTATTGCAAACAAAAAATGAAACTCTCACACGGCCACAAATCATTGTTGCAGCGCTTGTCTGGTGGTGGCAGGACATCCAAGTCATTCACCAACATGGACACTGTGAATTCTCAACTGTCGGTTCACTTTGTCCGATATCTGGCAGATATGCAACGAGTCGGTCTGGTGGTCGAGATCGGTGGCCAGTGGCATTTGACTCAGAGTGGCCGTGATGCCTTGCGCAATGACAAAGATTTGGTCAAAGCCCCATCATGGGTCGGCTCTGGTGTTTACGATGGCGCTGAGTTGAAATCGAGAGTGGCTCGGGCTGGCGCTTATGATTTCCTGAAATATCCATCACGCATGGGTGACTTGAGGATTTTTTTGAAGTAAGATATTATTCGAACCCAGATAGATGCGAAGTCATGAGCGCATCGAAAAGAGTTAACCCTTCTCCTGCTGGTAGTTCTTTCAAGGGTGTCTAAAAAGCGGAAATTTATGCACTATTACTCTTTTCACGTGAGTGACTACATTCACGACACTGCTCATTTGTCTTTATACGAAGATTTGGCATTCAGAAGATTGCTTGATCTTTATTACACAAGCGAAAAACCTATCCCAAACGCAACCCATGAGGTTGCCAGAAGGATAAGAATGCCAAAACAAGAAAAAGAAATTCAAATAGTTCTTGAAGAATTTTTTATGTTTGACATAAAAAACGATTGCTGGTTTCACAAAAGATGTGATGAAACAATTTTTGCATATCAAGCAAAATCAGAAAGAAATCGTGAGGTTGGTAAACTTGGTGGGAGACCAAAATCAAACCCAAATGAAACCCAAATGGTTTCCAAAACTAACCCTAACCAAGAACCAATAACGAATAACCAAAAACCAAAGAGAGAGAGCGCAACTAAAGTTGCTTGTCCTTTTGATGTTTCTGAACAAGTTTGGAATGATTGGGTTGCTTTGAGAAAAAGCAAAAAAGCGCCTATCACTCAAACTGTTCTTGAGGGTGCTTATGCAGAAGCTAGAAAACTTAATTGGCCACTAGAAAAGTTTTTAATTGAATGGTGCACCAGAGGAAGTCAAGGTCTTAAAGCCGAATGGGTCAAAGAGAAGCTGACTCAATCTGAGCAACGACAAAACACAATGAATCAGTTGACCAGAGGTCTGTCAACACCAAAAGCCCCATTCTGGGCAAAACCCGAAACCAATGTACTGGAGGCCGATGATGTGGAACGAAAACGACTTCTGTGATGCTGATTCAGGCTTTGATTACATTTTCGGTGTGATGAATGCGATTTATGGCTCAAGGTTTGTCACTCATTGGCAAGATGTCGAGCCAGCACTTGTCAGACAGATT